AAAAATAGTAAAGACTCTTTTTCTATTCCCACATATACCTATAATAAAATAAATCTATTTGCCTCTTTTAATTTACCAACTTTATTTTTTATAATTTGTAATAATATTATAATTTATAAATTGTAATATGTGTTATTAATTTTTCAAATTCCAATTTTTTATCATCTATTTAAATGCATTACTAGTATATATGGGATAGAGTTTGGCTGTAAGATTCTTCTTCATTTAACCTACTAGATAACTTTGTAAGCACCATTTTTTATAATTCTGTTTCAAACTCTATAGAATTTAGCTTAGATATTTGGAAATCTGTATTATTTATTTCCTTTTCCAACTCTATAAACCTCTTTTCTAGTAATTCTAAATCATAATTAACAGTTTCACATTCAAAATATGAATTATTTACTTCTGTTATTCTTTTCTTAGAATTTCTTAGTGTTAATAAAAATTCTATTGTAGATTTCATTTTTCTTAAATTTGTATTATCTATAATTGCTTCTTGAATATTTCTTCCATCTTCTAATTTTAATTCTGCATTTTTCTTATGAATAATTTTTTTGATTTTAGAAATTCTTATTTGTGTTCTTTCATATTCCTCATATGTTTTTTTAAAATCTTCTTTATAATCTTCTATTGTATTTATAGTTCCATCTAATTCTTGTGTAGTAATGCTCTTAGCAAATTTTTTTAATTGATATGCTAAATTCGCAAACTTTCCTTCCTCTATTGTAGCAATTGACATTAAAGTAGATAAATTAGTTTTCATTTTTATTCCTCCTTTTTTATATAAAATCGGGATTTGGGGACGTTCCTTAAAATCCCGATTTTATTTTTTACAATAATAAAAAAATAGAGCTTCCAAAAAGCATACTTATAGTGTACTTTTTAAAAACTCTATCCCCATATTAAATTTTAATGGTGCCTCGAACGGGAATCGAACCAGTGACACAGGGATTTTCAGTCCGTTTTGAGTTTTCCTTATAGCATGCTATTTATAAGCATTTGTTACGTTTCATTTCGGATTTGACACACCTTTTTGACACACTAAATATTTTTTTATTCTTTCTTCTGTATTATATATTTTATTATCTTTACAGATTTTAATCAATAATTTTATGTATTTTTTTCTAACTGCATATTTCTTTTCCATTTCTTTCAATATTTCTTTTTCCATAAGATTTTCCCCCTTGTATTTTACACTTAAAAAGGGTATACTAATATTGCACGCCTTTTTAAGTGTGTTTAACTTAAGAGATAGTTTTGGTTTGGTGGACTTGACTATCTCTTTTTCTTACATTATAAATAGTAGAAACTACTAATACAACCCCCGTTTTCGACAAAAAAACTCGCAATGTATTGATAACACTGCGAAAAAAATTTTTTAAAATTTTTATTTCTTTTTATTTAAATCTTTTTTTATTCTATCTTTTAATTTATGCCAATTTAATCCACTTATATATTTTATGCTTTCAGAATTTAATAGCATATTTTCTTTAGCGTATTTATTCCATTCGTCTATTGTCGGAAATTTGCCAAATATTTTAGATATTTTCCTTAATTCAAGCATGGACTCTAAATATTTGTTATATATTAAGTTAGATTCGTTATACCCACGTTCGTTAAGCATTTTATCTATCTCTACACTTATTTTTCTTGTTTCTTCTGCATTAATACCATATTTTTCTATGGATTCATGCAATTTGTTTCTTAATTGCTCAATTTTGCTCATTTTTCGCCTTTTTATTGTGTTCTTCTAGTTTCTTAAATAAGTGTAAAAATTTGCTTGGCATTATAATATACATTTCTTTTATAAAATTAAAGCTATCTGTATTAGTTTTATTAATTAGATCTTCTGTTTCTTCCGTAATTAAATGTGCTCTTAATGTATTTGCACTATATAATCCATTATTCTTTGCATAATTATCCCATTCCTCTCTAGTGCAAAATGGATTCTTCTTTATATACTTTATAAACTCTTTTTCATTTTTCTTAAAATAGCTTTCCATACTAATATTTTTTCAAAAAAATTAAAAAATATTCAAAAAAGTGTTGACATCTACGTACGTATATTGTATAATATATACATACCAAACAGAGAGGTGGTGATAATATGAAAAACTTAGTAAAAAAAGTGCTTTCCTTTATGGCACAAAGAAAAGCACAAAAAACTAGAAAAAAAGAAGTTAAGGCAATGTTCGAAATGCTAAACAATCTTTAATCTAGCTAAGAGAGGAGCAATCCTCTCTTGCATATATAATTATATATTATATAATGTAAAAAAGCAAGGAGGTAAATATGGATAAATATGCTAGTCAAAAAAAATATATGAAAAATAACCTAGTAAAACTAGGAATTGATGTAAAACCAGAAGTTAGAGAAGATTTTAGAAAATGTTGTGAGGCAAATAATACTTTACCGTCAAGGGTTTTGAAAGAATTTGTAGAGGATTACATAAAAAAATATAATAAAAAATAAAAAAAGTGTTGACTTCTACGTACGTATATGTTACAATAATATTAATGAAAGAGATAAAGAAAGGATATGATTAATATGGCAAAAGAAATTTATTATACAATAGAAAATGGAGAAAAGAAATTAACATGGATTGCTAGAGATACAGAAACAAAAGAAGTTGTAAAAGAATTTACAGATATGATAGAAGGACTAAAATTTGTAAACAAAAACGAAAATACTGAATTATATAATAGAACAGCAAAAGATGTATTTGAATTTATAAGAAGATAAAAAAGGAAGGATTGATTAAAATGAAAAAAATAGAAGAAAACTTAACTATAGAAGAATTTGAGAATTTTTGTGAAAGCATTAGAAACAATATGGAAAGTGAAACAACATATTATGGGCAAATAGATGAATCTGTTGCTTTTTCTGAATCTTTAAAAAGAAAACACGTTTATGGAGATGAAAAAGATGAACATGAAGTAGTCTTTTATGAAGAAAAATATGACGAAAACACTGGAAATATAACATATGACATTTGGGAAGAGTAAACTATGGGAGCTTTTAAAGATTTAACTGGTCAAAAATTTAATAGATTAACAGTGTTAGGATTAGGTAAAAGAAACTCTAACGGGCAAATACAATGGAAATGCAAATGCGATTGTGGTAATATTGTATTTGCTACTACTACTTATCTAAAAACTGGGCATACGAAATCTTGCGGGTGTTTAAATAGAGAAAATTCCTATAAAAAAATGAAAAATACGAAATTTATAGAAGCCAAAAATAAATATAGAAAAAATATTTTTTTAGTAGAAGGTACTTCTTTGCCTTTAATCTCTCCTAAACGTTTAAGAAAAAACAATAATTCTGGAATAAATGGTGTTTATTGGGATAAGCAAGCAAAAAGATATAAAGCTTTTATCTTCTTAAAAGGTAAAAAAATATACCTAGGTTCTTATAAAGAACTATCTGATGCAGCAAAAGCTAGAAAAGAAGCAGAAGAAAAATACTATAAACCAATTATAGACAAATATAAGAAACAGTAGAATTAGCCTACTGTTTCTTATTTATTTATATTAAATTATTTAAGGTATATATTGCCTTGGTATTTTCCTGCAATCCAACCAGAAGGTATTCTAACCCAAATATCTCCATTTAGCTTTTTAACTTCTTGTACTGTTACTTTCGTACCTTCTTTTAATGTCGCATTTTCTTGGTCTAATGCATTTTTTTGTCCATCTGTAGTTAATTCGCTTTTCTTTTTACGTCTTGCATTTGTTCCAGCCCCATCTCTTACTTTTACATTTGTTATTAATGTATAAGTTTGTCCTACATTATAGCCAGAATTTAACCCTAAAGCATTTTGATTTTTAGGTCTTAATATACAAACATATCCACTAAAAGGTGTATCTCTGTATCCTATTGCTAGTTTTTTTATTCCGTTTTGGTCGTAATATTTTCCATTTATATCTATTAGTCCTATATGCCCATATCCTCCACCATAATTAGATCCATATACTAATACGTCTCCAGGTTGTACTTTATTATTATTAGCTAATTTATTAAAATATTCTTTAGGATATTTTGTTGCCCAATCTTTTGCATTACCATAAGCCTTAAAAGGTTTGTTAAATACTTTATATAGATATTGCTGTATTAAACTTACACATTGTCCTTTGTATTTATTGTTAGGCTCTGGATTAGCCACACTTCCTTGTGCTAGTCCCCAGCTTCCAAATTCTTGTAAATTCACATTTATTCCTCCTTTTCTTTTTTTGTAAAATAATATGTAATTATAGCACTAGCTATTGCCATAAAAGCTTCTACACTTATTACATTTTTAAATGTTAATATGCAAGTTGTTATTATTACTGCTAAACTTAATATTGTTTTTACTTTAAATAAATTTGCTATATTTATTAATAATTTTTCTATTGCTTTCTGCATTTTTTACTCCTCCTTTTATCCAAAATATTTAGATAAACCTAAAGTGCCTGCAATAAGAGCCAGAACTCCAGTTATAACCCAAGATATTGCTTTACTTTTACTATTTCTCCAATTATTAGCGTCCTTTATTATTGTTTCTTGCTCTAATTTATTATTTAATTTTTCATATTTCTTTTCTAATTCGTTGTATTTTTCTTTTAATATTTCTGTTTCTTTGCTGTTGGCTGCATTACTGCGCACTATTGCTTCTTTAAAATTAATACTAGTCTGTTTTAAATCTTCTGCTATAGTTCTTATCTGCTCCATTGTTACACTTAAAGACTTATCTATATTATTTACAATTCTTTCATTTTCGTCTGTCTTTTTTTCTAATGTAATTATTTTTTGTGCGTTAGATTTGTTATTTTCTTCTACCTTTGCTAATCTCTCTACTATATTTTCCATAGTTGCAGCCTTTCTATTGTTTTACTTCTTTCCATGCAGATGGATATTCTTCTGGACTCCATACACAATTATTTAATACACATTCATATTTTTTACCTTTATATGTAACCTTGTCCCCTATTTTGTAAGCATCGTGTGCTCCTAGAGGTTGTTTATATTCTGGATATTCTATTTCTGGTTCTTTTTGTCCGTCTAATGCATCTAGTCTAACGTTGTGTTCCTCTATTACTTTCCATATTTCTTTAAATTGTTCTTGTACGCTTGCATAGCTATTACTTGCCTCTGCATTTTCTCTTGCTATTTGCTCTAATTCTTCTTTTTCTTTCTCTGTAATAGCATTTTCTATCCATATTCTGTTAATTTTATATAAAATATCTTTTAATTCATAGTTTCCTTTTAAAATTTCATTTTTGATTATTTCGTACATGCTTACCTCCTAATTTAACATTGCATTAGACAATGCGCTAATTCTATTATCTATATATGTTTTAGTGTTTGCCACATATTTAACTTTTAATTTTGCTTGCTCTGTATTTATATTGGTTTCTAATTTATAAGTTTCTATATTTTGCAGTACATTATAGGATTTTTGTTGTTCTTCAGAAAAATTTTCTGTTTCTTCTATAAGTAAATTGTATTCTATTACAACTGGCTTTCCTTCCGCCTTTTTATTTGCTAAAAAAGTCTTAAATTCTTGTACTGTTTTAGATGTAGTAGATATGTATACACTATCCCATATATGTAATATTCCTTCTTCTTCTGCGGAATAAACCTTCTTAGCTGGAAAATAGTTAGACATTATATCTAATTCGGTTTTATTTCCTATATCTACCATTTCTCCTTTTAGACTTAATTGGAATGTAGCATAATTTTCTTTTTGCATTTCTAATATCCATTCTTCTGTTCCGTCTAATACTTTCTGTTTTCTTAGATGGTGTATTCCGTTTTTGTCTATATAATCGCTATCTGCCATTTTTTGGTTTGGATTAATTGGGAATAAATAGTTTTGTCTTCTACTGTTATCCCCATTAGAAACTACTATATTTATATCTTTATCTACATTTTGTATTTCTATAGGTGTTGTACTACTTGGTTCTGCAGATTGCACAGAATTACCATAAATATTAACTACAGCTGGGAATCCACTACAATCTGCAATATTAATAGTAGTTGCAATATTTGTTTCTACATTAATTAAATTTTGTTTAAGCAGTTCAATTTTTTTTCTTTCTTTTATCAATAATTTTTCTATTGTTACCTTTTTTGTTCTGCCATCTTGTACAATAGGCATAATATCATTATCGTTAACTTCTTCTACTGCATTAAGCTGGGAAATTTTTATTGTTTCACTCATCTTTTTCTCCTTCTATTTCAATTTTTTCTCCCGATTCCGTTGTTAATAACAACATGGATTCTGTAGCTAATATAGGTATTTTGGGATATAATTTAATTTTTAGTTTAAATTTATCCTGAGTATATATTGTAAGTGGTTCTATTGTTATTTTTTTAAATACTGTGTTTTTTTCTTGCATTATAAACACTTCCTCCACTTTCCATTTTTCTTTATTAATATAACTGCATTTTTTCTTACTCCATCTGCTATATAATAACCCAATTGTGCTCTTTTACTTACTTGGTCTGCTATGTAGTAATTAATAGTTTTTTGTTTTCCATTAAATGTGCATTGTACCTTTTTAGAGCTTGTCCAGTCCTGGTACTCGTTATTAGTTATTAATATAAATTCTACAGTTGTTTTATTAAAGCTTGTTAGTGCTTTATATAATTTATCTAATTCTTCTTGTGTAAATGTAAAAGTTAAGTTATTACTCTCTAATTTTCGTCTTTCCGCTATTACTGTATTTCCTACTTTAACGGTTAAATAGTTCCACCAATTAGATTCATTTGTTTTTGTTATATTTATTACATCTCCAAAGAAGAAATCGTTTAGATTTGTAAATTTAGCAATATCCAGTGTTCTTACTCTATATACAGAAGAATAGCTATCTATTCCGTTTACTGTGGCTTTTAGCTGTATGGTATAGTTAGTATTAGGAGTTAAACCTTGTACAGCAAAAGTAGCTTCTTTATTCCAACTTCCCCAATATGGAGTTATATTCTGCCAATTCCCATTATCTAATTTATATTGTATTGCATCTACTGTCTTATCCAGATTGTAGTGTACATCAAAATGCTCCAGCATTGTGTTTTGTATATCTACAGCTGTAAAATTAGCTTGTCTTGAGATTTGTGTAAGCCACACATTTGCTTTAGCTTCTCCCCATAAAGGTCCATATCCAGAACCACTAGGCAAATCCCCACTTGCTGCAATTTCTATGTTTAAGCTTCCGTCCCAGTTATGTGCTATATTATCTATAGTAGCGCTTACAAGCTGTACAACTGCTCCAGGACTTAAATTAATATTTAAAGTATTACTAAATTCTCTCCCTGCAATCCATAGTTTTTGTGTCTTATTATTTGCGTTAGATTTATGCTTGTTACATTTAATATAAGAAGTTGCCCTAATAGAACTTGTATTGTTTTGGTAATTAATATTAAATTCTTCCCATTCTATATAGTATTCGTATGCTTCTGGATGTTGGGTTACATATCCGTCTATTCTGTTCATATTTTCCTCCTACTATCTAAACCAGGTTATAGATAAATCCCCTTCTTTTCCTTGTGTATCGTCTGGCTCGTTTTCGAATATTTTTAATCTAGAATTTAGAAAAAATGCACTTCCGTCTTGTACTCTTGCTAATTCTTGCTCTAATTCTTCTAGTTTAATGTTGTATTGTTGCTCTATATAATCAAAAATTGTATCGAAATCTAAAAAAGTTCTTCTATCTTCAAATTCGGAAATTCCACTTGCAGAAGTTTTAAATCTTGCTAATTCATATTGGTAAATTCCTGCGTTGTTCTTTACAATATTATCTTGTCTTAAAGAAGGATAATTGCTTGCATTTTTTATAATTTTATAGCTTGCCTGTTCGAAGCTAGAAGCAGTATTTACAGCATCTAAATTAATTTCCAATACTAAAGAGCAATACTGGTTATCTGTATCTGCTACAATATCTTTTCCAGAGTCTTCCTCTAAAAATCTTCCTTGTATACATATAGCCCCAGGAGCAATATGTATATTGCTTCCTGTAGATGTTATCTTCATTCCTTCTTTATAGTTGTTGCTTACCCCATTTCTGCCATGTAAAAAAGTATTAATAAAAAGAGCAAAAATTGGATGCCCAAAAAGTTGCTCCGAAAAAACGTGTCCTTTTAACATTATCTCCTATTCCTTTCTTTTAATAATTTGTCTATAAAACCTATTCGTATATTTCCACAAGTATATTTATACATTTTGCTTCCTTTTACTCTATTTACTGCAGATATATATGTATCGTAAATTAAAGACTCTTTTGTTTTTATTGTTATAGGTGTTCCCACCTTTAGTTCCCTGTTGTAATAATTAAATGTTACATTGTGGTTGTATATATTGCCTTTTATAACATCTAGCGCTTGTTGTCTTGCATCTTCTATATTTTCTGCATATATAACTTCTGTCTTTCCCTGCGCTCTATCTGGGTCTAGCATATTTTCTGTTGTTGTTCTATCTGTTTTTAGATATAAGGTGTATTTTTGTCCGTCTTTAGTTAGTACTATAACTTTTGCTACAACATCTGTTTCGAAAACTTCCACATAATTAGAAATTGGCTGTGCATTTACGTCTATTAGTTCTTTTTTAGCTTCTTTGTTTTCTATTGTTATTATTAACTTTTTACCTTCTATGGCAAAATCGTAAGATATATTATAGTTTTGTGTGCAATTTGTCATAAAAGTATGCAAATTAAATATATTGTTTTGTACGTCTACTATTGTGGAAACAGATACATTTAATTTTGTATGTGTTTTTATTCTTATTTCCATATATTCTCTGTTTAATAATACGTCTTCGTTGTTTATAAAATTCTTTCTTATTTGTTCTGCAATATAATCTTCTATGCCCACATTCCTAATTATTTCTTCGTCTAATTTTTCTAAAATCCATAGGTTCTGTGGGCTATTGCTAAATTCCCATATTTGTATATTAGAACCATTTGCAACGTTTGCATCCTTTAAATCTATAACAAAATTGGTGTTTGCTAAATTTATAGCATAGATATTAGTATCTTTCTTGCTAAACGTCCATTTCTGCGCTGTATTGTCTGTATCTCCCCATGTTTGTATATTTGTGCCATTTTCAAACACGGCTCCCTGTACATCTAGAGCCATACCAGAAACTGCATTTAATATTTTATATGTTCCATCTGCTCTCTTTTTAATTCTAAACTTTTGTGCATTTGTATTATTACTTTCGTACAATTGCAAATTCGCACCAGCTTCTAAAGATCCATCCAAAATATCAAAAACAAAATTATAATTAATTTTACTGTGTATTCTGTAATATCCTTCTTCTACATTATCTGCATTTATTATATTATTATTTAGAATTACATTTTGGTTAAATATATTAGTAATATATTTAATTATGTACTGGTATACGCTAGTGCCATCTTCATTTTCTATATTTTGTATAACACCCCAATAAATAAATTCATTGTTTTCTTTTATTATTACTATATCGTTAGCCTTCGCAGTTGTTTTCTTTAATACTTTTACTGTTGTATTCGCGTTTGTTTCTTCGTCTATATTTATTTCATAGTCTGGCAACTGTATGACATCTTTAACACTAAAATCTCTATAATCAAATATGTACATGTATGTTTCTTCTGTTGTTATTTTAAGTGGTTTTCTCTTTAATATTCTTACATCTATATTTGTACTTTCTGTTTTAGAATCTTCTGTACAGGTAATCTCTGCATTGTATATTCCACCTATTTCTGGCGCTGCTAGTTCTACTTCATATTCGTCTGTGTTTTTGTTATATATAGCATTATATTTTTTATTATTAAATTCTACTACTATATTAGCCATAATCTAGACCACCTTATAATATGCATACACAACAATTTCTGCACTTAATATATCGTTTTCTGCGGATAATATTAGTTCGCAAGATTTGTTTTGTGGGAATTTAATAACATTGTTGTTAGCTGGGTTTATGTATTCCAATTCAAATAAATCCGTATATGTTCCATCTGTATTTTCTTTTCTTATATAGAAATCTTTTTCTTGTGTAGAATATTCAAATGTCTCATATTCCTTTAAGTCTACATTTACTAAAACTTCTTGATATATATTTCCTTCTACTTTTAATGTTAGCTTAGGCTTAGAAACTGGTCCTTTAATTTTTACAGTTACAGGCGCTGAAACGTGTCCTTTATTTATATATTCCAGTATTCTATTATTGTAATCTACAAATTTACTATCCCACCTAAAATTCCACCTTATTTCTCTATCTTGTGCAGATGTTGTGTATATTGTTTTATTTTCTTCATACCATAAACTTAAACAATCAAATGCCACGTTGCATTTTAATATTCCATCTACGTCTATTTGTCCTTTTTCTATAGATTGGATTTTTACATCTTTAAAATATTGTTTTATAGGAATATTTTTATATGGTATTTTGTATCCAAACCTTAGTTTTTCAGAATTTTCCACATAATCCACAAATTTCTTAAAATTATCATAATTGCTAAAATTTGCTATTCCATTAATTTGTCCTTGTTGCATATTTCTTAAAGTATCTACAAAAGAATTTCCTACCTGTTCGTACGTTGTATTATACGAATATCCTAATCCACTTGGCTCCGATAAAAAACAAAAATTATTTAAATCCATTAAACTAAACTCTTGTCCTTTTTCATTTAACAGTCTAAATTGCCTTACCATTTTCTCCTCCAGTTCAAAATAAAAAAAGAACAGCTAAAAAACTGCCCTTTTTCTATAAATTTAAGCTATATAACTACTCTAATAACAAAATAAAACGGCTTAAAATCTATTCTCGTAAGCCGTTTTTTTACATTATTTATTTAATTTATTATTTATTTTATCCAGTAATTCTATTATGTCGCTAAATCCTTTTATGAAAGCAAATGTTATAAAACCACCAAATAATATAGCTATTGCTAAAACTATATTTTCTTGTATAAGAAATACAAAAGCAAGTATCATGCATGATATTATTTGTATTGCGTTAATTATTCTAAGTAATATAGTTTTATCTTTGCTTTCTTCTTTAGAGTTAAATATCTCTGTTTCACAAACTGGACATTTGGTATCAAAATCTGATACTTCATTTTTGCATTTTGGACATAACATATAAATCCCCTCCTTATGTGTTAATTATAACATATAAAGTAATCTTAAGAATACATATTACCACATTTTTTATTAATATAATTAAAACATTGTTCCAGTTTTTGTTCGTCCAACTTTTGAGCATATATATTTACATTATAAACATTATTATTGTTTATATTTTTATTCGGCGTTGCATTGCTTAAATTTGGCATATTACCTGTATTTAATAACTTTGCAAAACCACCTTTATCAAATCCTTCTATTATGCTTCTTGCCACGCTTCTAGATATATTTTTAAGCTTTCCCTCTTCTTTATCAAAAACTGTAGCTATAGGTTGTAATAAATATTCGGCTTTTTTCTTCATTAATTTTGAAGGAGAATGTTCGTCCCATTCAATATTAAATTGTTGAGCAACACTTTTTGCTATTGAAGCGGCTTTTGAAATTAAATTTTGTCCTAAGGTTCTATTATTTAATCCATTATATAGCCCTTGTAATACGTTTTTTCCACTAGTTTCGTAACCACCAGATTCAAATTGTTTTGCTACTTCGTCAGCTCTTTCGCCAACTGTAGCTTTTAATAATTCTTTCTTTTCATTGTCGTTTAATCCTGTGTAGTATCCTTGTAGTGTCTTTAATGCACTTTCTTTAGCTTCTGCGTTTTTATCAAAATTTTCTGTAACTTTTTCTCCCATTTTTCCTGCTTGTGCTGCAAATTCTGGTGTATTAGCTATAACAATTCCTGTAGCTTCTTGTATTTTTGCTTGCATTGTAGGTCCTAGTTTGCTAACATATTCGCTGTATGTTGCAAAAGAGCTGCTAGCTAATGTTTTCCATGCTTCTAGCTGTTGAGGTGTCATTTCTTCTGTAGTGCTTGTCATTGCTAGTAATTGCTGTACTAATGTGTCTAGTTGCTTTTGTCCAGCTTCAATTTGACTTTGGTTTTTTTGCGCATTATAAGTATCTTGATTTCGTAAATCTTGAAGATATGATTGTTGATATTGTTGCATTTCGTATTGAACTTGTCGAATATTATGGTTTATCGTTTCTCCAGCATCATTTGAAGATTGTTGGTATGTATAAGTTCTGTTTCTTATTAGTTCTTCTATTTGTTCATTGTTTCCGCTTTGTACTGTTACAAAATCTTTTTCGTATGAAGCAATGTCATTCAAATAGTCTGTATGTATTTGCTTAGCATCTTCGTAATTTTGTCTATACCCATCTACCCATTTTGCCATATACTCTTTGGCATACTTGCTTGCAAATTCTGCTCTATAGCCAGCATCTAAATAGCTTTGTTCTAAATCATTAAAATATTCTTCATATGTTTTTCCTTTTAATGCTTCATTGTATGCTTTTTGTGTTTCTATTAAGGTTTGATATGCATCTTCTTTGTTCTTTAATGCCTGTGAATATTTTTCCTCTTCGTTTTCCAAAACTATTTGTGCTTTTTTCTTTAAAATTAATGTATCGATTTCATCTTGCAATGTTTTATATTGATTAATAATATCGCCTGTCATTGTATATTCTGTGCCTAAAGCATTGTTTAATTCTTTTAAGATAAAACTTACTCTGTCTTTATATGCTTCTTTAACTTTTCCATTTTCGTCTACTAATGTTGTTAATTCATTTTTTAATTTTTCAATATTATTAATTTCTGCCATATTACTTGCTGCTGTTTTATCGATTTCTTCTCTAAAATTTTGATGCTCTTCTTTATAATTTTGCATTTCCTCTGTTGCTTCTTTAAGAGCAATTGGAATTTCTTTAGTTTTTGCATTCATGTAAACAAATGCTCCTGCTAAAGCTGTAATCGCTGTTATAGTTAAACCTACTGGACTTGTTAACGAACCAATTCCTTTAGCTAAAGTATTAGCTGTTGAATTTGTTGATTCTATACCTGTTCTAAAAGTTTTTAAAGCATCTATTGATGTATTTGTTATTTTCGCAAATGTCCCAATTGCACTTCCTGCTGTTCCTATTACTTTAGTTAATGGTCCAAAACCTGCCGTAAGCAAAGCTATTTTAGCAACGTTTTCTTTCTCTTCGTCACTCATATCTTCTAGACATTCTATAAAATCTTCTGCTTTGTCTATTATTTTTTCTAAAACTGGCAACATTTCTTCGCCAAAATCTGCACCTAATTTCTGTAATCTTTTTAATTGTGTTTCAGCTTTGTTTTTAGTTGTACTATATAACTCCTCTATAGAGTCTTGCATAGAATTACTACTTTTGGAAATTCCTGCATCCATCTTGCTAAAACTTCCTACTACTGTAGGTCCTAAGTCTTCCCACATAGTACCAAATAAGTCTACACCAGCAATGCTTTGGGATACTTTATCGTCCATTTTAGCTAGTCTATTTACAACCTCTATAAAGGCTTGTTTAGCAGTTTCTCCTCCATTTGCAAATTTCTTAGCCATTACATCTGCATTAAGTCCGATTCTTTTAAAACCATCTATAGTGGTATTAGAGCCGTCTATTGCTCTTATACTAAATTCTTTTACTGCATCACCGATTTTGTCTAAGTTAAATGCACCATTTTGAGAACCTACTTTAAATATATTAAACATATCTTCTGCTGTTAGTCCTAATTTTTTAAATTGCACAGAATATTCATTTATGTTGTCTAATAATTCGTTAGAGAAATCTAGTCCTTGTTTTTTTCCCTCTGCTATAAGATTAAAAGATTCATCCGCAGAAATATTAAAATGATCCATTAAAGCTTTTACAGCTCTAACGCTTTCTGCTACTTCATATCCAAATAAATCTCTTAATGCTATAGCCTTTTCTGTTATATTTTCTAAACTTGTTGCATCTATATCCTTAAGTTGCATTTTAACTGCAGACATAGAATTTGCAATATCTTCGTATCCTTCTCCATAATTAGCATTATTAATATTTTCTAATACTTTTTTGTATTTCTCTGTTTCGTTTTTAGCTGTATTTGTGGAAGAAATATATTTTGCAACTGCATCTTCTACAGACATAGCACTATTTACCATTGCAACTCCACCAGCTACTACTGCTCCAGATACTACAGTTGCTTTGTTTCCTAAATCATTAATTTTATCGCTTGCTTTAGAAATTTTATTTCCATATTCCTCTATTTTTTTACTAGCTTTATTTATTTTACTGTTCTCTGTATTAAATTGCTTTAATTCGTCTGTTAGTCCGTTTAATTTATTTTGCGTAGTTATTATTTCTCTTTGTAAATTTCTGTAGTTTTCCTCAGAAATCTTACCTCCAGAAGCCATTTTTTTATCTGCTTCTTCTTTTATTTTTTGTAGTTGCTGTAGTTTATCTTGTGTTGTATTTATATTCTTATTTAACACATCTTGTTTTTGGCTTAGAAGTTCTACGTTTCCTGGATCTAATTTTAATAAACTGTTAATTCCTTTAAGTTCCTTGCTTAAAGAACTGCTTTGTGAGTTTACTTTATTTAGCGCTTTTTGTAATTTAGAGGTATCTCCTCCAATTTCTACTATAATTCCTTTTATATTCCCTGCCATTTGTTCCTCCTAAGATATTGCTAACATATCCCAATCCTGCGTTGTTGCTTCTTTGTATTTTGCTTTCTTCGCATTATTTATTTTGTTCATATTTATTATTAATATTTTGCATACATCTACATAGGATAGTTCCTCTAAATCTTTACAACTTAAGCCTAGTTCTAAACATTGTTTTAAAAAAGTGTGCTCTTGGAAAATAATATCTTCTTCTTGTTTTTTGGTAGTCTTTATTTTTTCAAGTTCTTCTTTTACGTCTTTACTATAGAAATTATCTATTAAATATTCTATTATTTCGTTTGTTGTATTAGGCTCTATTATTTCATTTTTGTGTTCATTTTTCCATTTTTCAAATCTATTTATTTCTTTTGGATTATTAGTATAGATAAGTATATATACTAATTTTAGTATTATATTAACCATGTTATCTACATCGTTTTTTTCTATTTTTTGTAAGTTAATTTTTATCAAATATTCTTTAATCCTATCTAAATCATCAAAAATATTGGCGTTAAATACTTTGTTATAGTATATGTAGGTCATCGCGTTGCAATAACCTACATATTTTTTGTTTCCTATTTTAATTAGCATATTATACTCCTGCAGATGCGTCTTTTTCATATACTTTTGTAAAAAATGTGTCGTATAATTGTTTATTTGTTTCACTTGGCTCCATATAGGCTTTAACCATTTTATCGCTAGTTCTTGGAGACATAGTTATTGTCATTGTTTCTTCTCCAGCTTCTATGCTTTCTTCTTGTGTGTTGTTTTCTCTGCTTGGTCTTGTAGCTACGCAATCATAAAATACCCATCTTCTAGCTTTTTCGTCCCCTTTTCCTTGGAACATTAGCGCAAATCTTGCTGTTTTGTCGTCTGCATTTTCTAAAATTGCTCCATTTTTATCTTTTGTTTGTCCTAATATTTGTGTTAAAAACTCTTCTGGCGTAATTAATAATACTAAATCTCCTTCATATCCTTGGTTAGAGTTAGCTTTAAAAAATACGATATTGTCTGCGTATACTTTTGTTAAATCCCCTTGTGGATCCATATTTAAACCTCTTGCGCCTTTAATTGGGAATGGTTTTCCATATGTTATTCCATCTTCTGTTTCTGTTAATACTGCTACGTAGCATTGTTCTATACCATATAATATTTTATTGTTTGTTTCTGGCATGTTCTTTCCTCCTAATTTAAAATTTCAAAAAAATAACTTACTTGCCAGACTCCTTCGCCTTCCAAATAAGTTTCTTTAGTTTTATTCCAAGGAATATCTCCTAGAATAATGTCTTCTATTTTGTTTTGTTCTGTTATATTTTTATCTGTATATGTGTAATCCAATTTTATTGGTAATATTTTTTTGTAAACCTTGTTATCTGCCATAAAATTGTCTGTATCTGTAGATATTGCAACTAAATGTGGAGGTTCTGTTGGATTTTTAAATCTTCCATATGTATATTTAAATCCTTGTTCTGTACATCTTTGTTTTAGCTCCTCTAATGTCATTTCAGACCTCCTATGTCTTTTTTTAGTTTGTCTTCGAATTTCTTGTTGTATTCTTCTTCTATTGTTCTTATGTGTGGTTGTGGCTCAGTATGTCCTCCATCTGCAGTGGCATGTCCAAACTCTAATAAATGCGTAAGTCTGTAATGCGCTTTGTTGTATAATTTAATTTTATAAATGTTTTTGCCCTTTTTATCACTCTTTAGTTTCCATCCTTTAGCATAATCTCCTGTTGCTCCTTTAGGAGATTTTTCTTTTATTGCGCTTACAGCTTCTTTACCAATTTCATTCGCGTCTTTTTCTACTATTTCGCTTATATCGTCTGCATATCCTTCTAATACTTTTATTATTTCTTTAGATAACATATCTCCAGTTATACTTTTAGACATCTTTAAGCTTCCTTTCACAAATTAGCGCTAATTCGTCTGGATGTGGTGTTGCTACTCTTATTATGGAATAGGTAACTCCCATATATTTAAGTTCTTTTGCACCATTATAGTTTAAAGCACTTATTTTAATTCTTAATGTTGGTTTATATCCAGATTGGTTTGCTTCGTAATATTCTGTAGCATATATATCCTCTACTTTAATAATTGGTATTGGTGTTTCTTCTTCTGTTTCTTTTTCTACTCCAATTTCGTCCTGTACAACTTTCTTAACTATTAATATACATTCAACATCTTGCATATTTATTTCTCCTTATATTCTCCAGATAAACCTAAATTAGCACAGATGCTTTTATACGCATTCTGTGCTAATTCTTTTTCTTTAATATCTACATTTCCAAAATTAGATTTAACAAACATTACAATAGCCGACTGTAATAAAGGTTTATCTGTATTTTCTGTTACATCTATTCCTTGTCTTCTTAAATCTGCTATTCCTGCTTGTATCCACATTTTTATTTCTGTATCTTTAAGAGTTGCAGTTGCAACAATACTTAAAGATTCTTTTGTTATTTTAAGTAGTTTATCCATTCTACTCCTCCTAAGCAATTTTATTTAGTTGCCTTTGTATCTGTTTTAAACTAATTTCGTTTGCAAAGGTGTCAAAATCGACCCCTTTTTAAAATCTAACCTGTCTTATTTAGTTGCTTTTGTATTAGATTTACTTTCAGAATCTGTGTCTTTATTATTTTTTGTTTCTACTTTTGTTGCTTCTTCGCTGTTTTTTTCTTGTGTTTTGTCTTTAATATCTTCTTGTATCTCTTCTTTAGCATTTTTTTCTAATTTTAAGGCTGTTGGCATTGCTTGTGTTACAGGTTCTTTAAATTTTTTAACTATATAATCTAGTACTTCGCACGTTGTTTCTCCTGTTACTTGTTTTATAGAAGTAGCAGTCGTTATTTTTAGTGCTAACTGCTTTAATAGTTCTACTTTAGTATTCATTTTTTGTTCCTCCTATTAGTCTTTTTGGCTATATGCAAAGTAATTTGGTCTTGCTACACCGTCATAAATTGCATATCCTCCATATACTATTCTTCTTGGTTTTACTTTAGATTCCCTGTCTACTCTTACTGGTGTAACTTCGTTTAATATGTAGTTTTTCATGTTTCCTGCAATTATATCGTTATCCTTTAAATAAGGATCTACTTCTACTGGAACTAATTTGTTTGTTGCTATTCCTTGTAAAAATGGATAGTTTCCATTGTTGTCTTTGTAGCTTACTATGTCTATGTTTACATTTGTAGAAACATATGCTTTTGCTCCTCTTCTAGCTTCTTTAGATAGTTTTTTGTAAGCAGATATTATTCTATCTACTGGTGTTTCTCCTTCTTTAATAGCAACTAAATCTTTTGTAATTCCTCTTGGTTTGTTTGCTCCATCTCCATATATAATTGCATTAACTAAAGCTATACCCATTTTTGCTGCTAGTTCTTCTACTATAAACGGAATAAAACTTTCTACTGCCATTTGTTCTAATTTCCATGTAATTTCAACATCTTTAGCTAATTCCCAACCTGTTAATTGTAAATTAGCATATTTTTGTCCTTCATTTTTTGTTTCTTTAAGCTCTGTGTACCATTCTGCATCGTCTGCTTCATCTAGGTATGGTAGTTCTATGTTTCCTGCTACGTTTAATTTTCTTACATCTCTGTATATAGGACTAGAATCTACTATAATTTCCATAATATCATTTCTTACAGTTTTAGGAATAAATAATCCGCCATTGTTAATTCCTTGTGTTTCTGCTTCGGACTTAACAAAATCTGTATCTGTTGTTGTAATAGCATCTCCTAAAGCTCTTTTTTCTGCTTCTGTAAAATCTTTTTCTGGTCTTCCCATTAATTTCTTTGCCCACGCTGTTCTATATTCTGGACTTTCTAATACTTGTGTTAATGTTCTTTTTTCTTCTTTTTCCATTGGTATTCCATCCTCTCTAACTTTTAAACTTCTTTCTTTAAGATTTTCAGCATCATCTTTTAATCGGTTTAATGTACTTTTTGTTAATAATTGTCTTTCTTCTTCTTTAGTAATTTCTTCTTGTGTTTTTTCTTCTAATTCTTTTTCTAAATCTTTTGCCTCTTTTTCAATTTTGTTAATTTCTTCTTCTGTTTTTGCTTCTTCTAATAGTTTTCTTAGTTCAGCTTTTCTTTTTAGTATTTCTTCTTTACTCATAATTTCCTCCTAAAATAAAAATAACAGCTCTCCAGCTGTTTTATAAAAACCTATCTTCCTCTCCAGTCAGAAAAAGCTAGCTCTCCAGCTAGCTTCTTTCAGTATTGTAAACTTAATAAAACTTCTAATTTCCTTTTCTTTAATTCTAATTCTTTAGAATTATTCATATTGTTTAAAGATTCTAAATTTCTAGCATACACTTCTGTAGAATCGTATGCAGGAATATCTACAACAGATACATCTGTTAGTTGTGTTATTCTATTTACTGTTATTGTTCTACTTTCTGCGTCGTAAGAGTTCATTTCTTCGTCTGCATAAAATCCAAAACTCATTTTGTCTATTAATCCACTTTTAACTGCTTCGTAAACAGACACATGGTCTGGAATCTTTTTATTTAAAATTGCTCTTATTTTTAGCCCGATTTCATCTATTATTAGATTAAGGGTTCCTCCTCTTGTTCTTGCTAATATAACCTTCCCGTCAGAATGGTTATATTTAAGTGGAACATCGGATAAATCTACATCACTTAATGCCCTATCACTTATTATTTCTGTATATCCATATAATTCTTTAAATTTTGGTTGCGTAGGTTGGTTAAATTTTATTGCATAGCCTTCTAATATCATTTCGTTTTCATCTTCTAATGCTCTTAGATTAGCTAATCCATAATATTTATTCTCCACTGTTCTTCCCCCCTTGGTATTCATTTGCTATCTTCTTGTCTATATTATTTAGAGATTGTACTATTCTCTCTCCTTCTTCTCCTCCTAAAGGTGCAAAATCTAATACTTCTCTAATTTCATCCGTCTTTATTACTCCAGCTGGTATTACTACTTTTAATAAGTTTGTTTTGTCTTGTAAGCTTGCATATTGTAATCTATTTGCTGTAAATACTATTTTATGCCCTTTTTTTATACTCTCTTTGCTAAAGATTTTATTTGTAAATACATTACTTAATTGCATTGCTAACGGTTCAATTACGCCTTCGTAGAATGCGTTCCATTGTTCGAAAGTGTAATCATTTCTTATTATGCTTTCAGAAATACCATAATAATCAAAAATATTGTAATTTACCTGTTTTAGTTGTTCACTGTCTAATGTAATTGGCTTCATATTTATTTCTTGGAACTCTCCTTTAGAGTCCATTGCAGCAATTCCACTTTCGTTTTCTAGGCTTAGGAAATCTCTAACAAATGCATTTTTGCTTTCTTCTATATCTTTAGGTTTCAAAGTCGCGTTATATTTTAAAATTCCTTTTAGGTTTGCTGTTGTTTTTATAGCATTACTTATCCCTTCATTTGCAGTATGCGCTGTTTCTAGGTCTGTTTGCAATACTTTGTTATTTGTTCCAAAAATATCGTGTTTATTGTAAAATTTTCTTAAATGTATTAAATCTGTATATAATAAAAAATACTGTTGCCCATTTATAAATTTAAACTTTAAAAATATATTGCCTATCCCATCTTCAAATAAGTAATAGTTTTGTGCTAAAACTGGATAGAAACCTGTTATAAAATCGTTTTTATCTCTTGCTATATATACAAAAGCATTGTTATCATTTTCTAATATAGATATTATTTTATATATAAAACTATATGTGTCCATTAATGGATTTGGCTGTACACTTAATAAATAATTAATCTCACCTTTTATATTATTACTTATGCTACTTTTTATATGTCTTGGTATTAATTTTGCTGTGTGTGTTGCTATTCTGTCTATACATTGTCTAGCACATTTACTGTCGTAAGTATCGCCACTTAATGTGGTGAATTGTGCTTCGTAGCTGTTTAACATCTTAAGTTGTGGTTGTTGCATGCTCTGTTCTTGTTTCTTTATATTAAAGATAAGTTCAAATAAACTTCTTCTATTTCTATGTTTCATTTTATTCCCCCTGTAGGACTAAATAATCATTCATTTTTTCATAAAGTACGCAGTAAGCAATTATTAAACTTACTGTTCCATCTATTCTTTGTCTTTGTTTCTGCCCTTTTACAGGACGTATATTATCGTTTTCATCTCTTTTTACTGCTGTATTGCATAGACACCATTTTAAAATTGGATTATTATTATAGTTTACTTTCTTTTCGATTAAATCTGCTTCTAATTGTTTCATTGGGTTACTCATTGTTTTTGCTCCTTGTCTTACTTCAAACATTTCGAAACCATAATTTTTCATTTCTTCTACCCAATATTGTGTGTTCCATGGATCGTATCCTATCCATAATGCAGAAATTTCATATTCTTCATTCATTTTCAGGAACCATTGCGTTACATCACTATAGTTAACCTTTGCGCCTTCGCATACTGTTACTAGTCCACGTTTTTCCCATTTGTCATATGGAATTTTGTCATCTTTTATCTTAAATTCCAGACGTTCTGCTGGGATAAAATATTGTTGTAGTACATATTTCTTTCCGTATTTTATTATTAATAATGTTGCACAGGTTAAATCTGTTGTGCTAGATAAATCTACTCCTCCTATTGCATATGTATCAAATAAGTCTTCTATGTTGTAAGTTTCTTCGTTATTTGCTATGTCGAAAGTTATCCATTTGTCTTGGTCGTTTTGTCTTATATTAAAGTCTTTGCATAATAAATTCGTTAATTCACTTGGATTATTTTTGGCTCTGTTTACTTTATCTCTTAAGTCTTTAATATTTTTAATTGTTCCAAGCCCAGGATTAGCTTTATACCATTTTTTCTCATCTTCCCACTCTTCTGGTCTATCTAACTCATATATAACTGGCAATACTGTTTCGTCTATTACTTCGCTTTTTCCTTCATATCCTGCAATTATTTCAGAAAAGTAATTATATTCATTATCAAAAACGCTTTCTCTAATCGTTCCCATTGTAGATGTTTCTAAAAGCATAGGCTGTTCTCTAGCACTCATAGAGTCATACATAACGTCTAACAGATTCTTATCTTTCCAAGCATGCACTTCGTCGCAAATTACAAAATGCGAATTTAGTCCATCTAAAGAATTAGAATCACTTGCTAAAGCTTTCATAAAAGAATCTGTTTTATCATAAAATATGCCTCCCACTAAACATCTAATTCTTTTGTTTAATTCTGGAGATTTTTTTATCATCCTCTTGGATTCTTCCCACACTATTTTTGACTGGTCTTTTTTGGTAGCAACCGAGTATATCTCTGCTCCTCCTTCTCCATCTTTTGTTAACATATAATTAGCAAGCCCAGAGTCCATAGTAGATTTTCCATTTTTTCTTCCTATAAATAAAGCACCTTTTTTGTATTTTCTTATTCCTGTTTCTTTGTCTACAAAACCAAACAAAGCTTGAATAAATGCTTTTTGAAATAATTCAAGTTCTATTGCTTTTCCTGCCCATTTTCCTTTAGAATTTTTACAAAATTTTTCTATAAATTGGATTGGTCTGTTAGCTCTTTTCTCATTAAATATATATATGTGTGTTTCCATTTCTTCTGTGATTTCATTAAAAAAAGAAACCTGCTTAGGATTATATAAATCCTGTGTAAGTTTCTTGTAAGTTACTAAAATTTTATGGCATGCTTTATCTGGGTTTTTTAATAAAAATTGATAGTATTCTTCAATATAAGTCATTCTTCTTCACCAAATTTATCAAATTCATCTTCTGTTTTTTTACTCTGTTTCTTTATTATTTCGTTTTGGTAAATAATGTCATTTAATTGTTTCATGGAAGATTGATAATTTTTAAACATATTATTATAAGTCTTTACCTCAGTTCTATCTTTAAATCCCCATTGATTAGCTCCATTTTTGTATTTTTCTTTTACTCCATTTTTAGCAATATCTTCTGTTAATTCTCTTAAAGTGACGCTTTGAAATGCTATATTATGTATTAAATCTGCGTTCACCTTTATTTGTTCTTCAGATAAATTTACTAAGCTCTTTTTTATTTTTCTTTCTTCTTTCTTGACCAAAGCTGTTATATCATTTGCTTTTTTTTCTTTTATAATATTTTCTTCATCTTTAAACTGCTTTTTTATTGCATTTATAGCAGATATATTGCCCTTTAATGCTTGTAGATATAAAGATAGATTTATAGCTGTTTCTGCATTTATTTCATTTTCTTGTATTCCTAATTTTAATAAATTCTCTTGTATTTTTAATGGAACTTTAAAGTCGTTTATTTCACTGCTCATATAAAGTTCACTTCCTTTAATTTAGCTTTATAGCTTTCTGTTTAGTAAAATTTTCCCATCTATCTATTATTAGGTCACATTGTTCTTCTTTTATTTCATTTAAATAACATCGTCTATTTAATTGTTCACAAGCTATTATTGTGCTTCCTCCTCCTCCAAATAAGTCCATAACTAAATCTTCTTTTTTAGAATAATGTTCTATTAGTTTAGCAATTAATGTTACAGGTTTCCCCATTTTTGAATAGTTTTCTTCTTTGCTGTCTTTGTAATTTTTATTTGCTTCTATAATAGTAGTAAAATAATCTTTTAAATTTACAAAGTATTTACTAGGATGTTCACAAAATAAACTTATTATGGTATGTCTACTCATCGGCATGTTTGAGTTTAGCATTACTGCACTAACTCTATCGTGGATAATAAAATGTCTAAAATTTGGAATTTTATTTGCTAGTCTTACTGTTTGTTTATCGCTTGCCATTAACAATATTGGAGCTCCTTCTTTTGTGAATTTTAAATTTGATATCCAACTATCGTCTTCTAGGTCGTACGACGGATCGCAAAAAGTAAAATCTGCTTTTTCTTCTTTCATTATCTTTTTTATGTCTTCTTCTAAAAAACTATCTCCACACATTAACTTGTTTTTACCTAATTGCCAGATTTCTCCTTTCTTTACTTTACTCTCTACTTTTTTATCTAAATTGTAGTTATCTTCTTGTATTTCTTTTATGTCTTCATTTGTATTGCAAATATCAAATCCAAAATCGCTCATATCTATATTTATGTTTGCTAATTCTTCATCTAATATATTAAAATCAAAATCTGTATTCATTGTAAGCTTGTTATGTGCTAAAGTATATGCTTTCCTTTCTTCGTCTGTTAGATGGTCTAGTCTTATACATTCTATTTCTGTGTATCCTAATTGTTTTAGTGCTTCTACTCTTCCATGTCCTTCTATAATAATATTTTCTTTTCCCCAAATTGCAATTGGATCGTTCATTCCAAATTCTAAAATTGATTTTTTAATTTGTTCAATCTGTTCTTTTGTGTGAATTTTAGCGTTGTTTTTATATGGTTTAATTTTGTTTATATCTAGTTTTATTATTTTCAAACACTACACCCCCTCTTTTTTAAAATGTCCTGTGTGTTTTTTGAATGCCACCTCACCGTTCCTCCCTACCTCTTTATTTTTAAGGCTTATGGGGGGCTAATTGGTGATTGTGACTTCCAGTTTCTTCCTATTGTTTTCTAATTCTTCGATAGCCTCTTCTAATAATTTTATTTTATTAATAATTTCTTTTTTATTTGCTTCTGTAAGATTTAATTTACTTACCTCTTCTATTATGTTGTTATCTACTACATACCTTTGTATGTTATTCTCTTTATAAACTCTAATTATGTTTTGTATCTTGTCTGTATTGTTTACCTCTTCTATTTCTTCTTTAGTTTTATTTGTGTTAACTATTATAAATTTAGAGGTTTGTACTATATTTTCTTTACTTTCTTTTAATTTATTAATAGTTTCTTCTAAATCTTCTTTGTCTTGTTCTGTTAATTCTTTTAATATAGTTATGCTATATACTTTATTATTTATTGTTCTTTGTTTAATCACGCTTTTACTACATCTCCGTTTTCGTCAAATTCGTATTCAGCTTTTTCTGTAAAATGTTCCTTGTTGTGGCATTGTTTGCATAAGCTTTCTAAGTTATCTATATTAAAGAATACATTGTCGTCTTCATAATTCTGCTCTGTTACATATTCTTTATGGTGTACAAAATACGCAGGAACATATTTTTCTTTCTTTTCGCATCTTTGACACATAGGATTTATTAGTAACTTTTGTCTTCTTAACTTCTGCCATCTTTTACTTTTGTACTTTCTTGCAATTAATGGATTATCTCTTTCTGCCATAACTATTCCTTTATTGCAGTTTCCTTTTCTGTTTTCTTTGTAGCTGTTTCTTTCTTATTTTCCACTAAAATAGCATAAGGTTCTCCGTTACTTCTTTTAGCATTTAAGATTTCTTCTGCTCTTTTATTTGTAAATTGTTTTATCTGTCCTGTTTTATATTCTTCTCTTGTGTACTTGTCTGGAACATCTACTAAAAACTTTAGCTTTTTCATTTTGGTCCTCCTATTTTTTTGCGTTCGTCTTTTTTCATCTTTTCTTTAAAACATCTATTATAATATTTACATTGCTCACATTTTCTTTTCATACATTCTTTCCAATTTATTTTATCTTTCATATTTGCTTAGCACCTTTATTAATAAATATAAAATAAGTATTTTCATTTTTTCTTACCTCTCTGGCGACAAACTATGGATTCGAACCATATACCTTTTTGGTACGTACTTCTTAGCAGGAAGTCTCCAGACCTTCTGGATTAATTTGCCATAAAAAACAAGCTACACTAGGAATAGCTTGTTACGATTATATTTACATTTTAGAAAGGAGGTGATTTCTTTTGGAATATATCACTTTTTTACCTAGCATAAAAAAAGAGCAGATATTTAAAATATCTACTCTTATGGTATGTGATTGTTAAAGTACAACCACATAAAACTTAATTTAATTTAAGGAGCCTGTTTGTTTGCAATTTGTTTTTTATTGCTATTATAATTATAAAATACCGTTTTTTAAAAAACAAGTGCAAAACAACCGCAATTTAACCGCAAAATAACCGCATTTTATTTTTTTATATTTTTGACACTTTTTTTAATGCTCTATTAACCATTCTTTGTATTGTGTCTTCGCTTCTAGTTTCACTATATAGTTGATAATATATTCTGTTTCCTATGTCAGCATAACTACATTCTTCTATGTATCTTGCAATTAATAATTGTTTTTCTTTATATGTTAATATCTCTAATCTGTCATCTACTGTTTCCACATCTCTCCTAAGTGCTCTTACTTCTTCTTCTAACTTAGCTATATCCTCTTCTAATTTAATTCTTCTATCGTCTGTTTTTGCTATACTGTTTCCTGTCTTATCTGTTATTGCATTTTTTGTATGTATTCCTTCATTATCATAATTTATTCCACTTACAGTTGTATCTACTTCTAAATTCTTTAATTGTATTCTTTTGTTCTTTAATTCTTTTAGTTTAATTTTTAATTTTACTTTGTTCTCTTTGTAGTTTTTTAATAAATTAATTAATATTTTATTTTCCAATCTTTTGTACCTCCTACAAAATTTATATTATTTTCTTTAATTCCTCTTC